AGAAGAGAGATAGGATCTAGCTCTATCCCTAATTTAGTTTTAACCGATCAAGGTTATATAGGTTTCAGCTCACCGAATGATGAGTTGGAAAAGGCAATCAATGCCTTACAAGGACAGGAGGCTACAAATGACATAGCTAACTTACCTAAAGTTAAAGCTGGTACTATTTTAGAACCGGCAATAATACAAATGTTTCACAATGAACTGAAATTGATTTGTGCTGAACAAGGAAAGCTCCCTCTAAATATAAGTGTTCCGGATAAAGCATATTTCTATGAGGTTGATGGTGGAAAAATAGGCAGCTCCCTGGATGCAGAAATGCATCTTGATAAAACTTTAAACTTAATTGACCATTCTAAAAGCTCCCACAGCTTGAATGGTAAGGGTGTGATTGAGATTAAAAATTATTCTGGGGCTGCCTCTGATGATGTATCTGAAATTTATAAACTCCAGGTACAGGCCCAACTCTTAACTACCGGTTATAACTATGCCATCTTGGTTAGGTTAGTTAAGGGATGGGAGTTACAATGGTTTGTTTATAAACCAAATAAAGAAATACAAGATAAGTTAATTAATGCTGCTGTAGAATTTTGGCATAGAGTTGATGGGATCATGCAAGGTGATAAGCTACACTACGCAGCTGCTAATACAAAAGAGGCATCAAGGATCTTCAAAGGTAATGGATCTAAAGATGTAATTAACTTTAATAAAAATAATGAACTACCACAATTAATAGATGATTATCTATCTGCTGATAAAGCAATCAAAGCATCTAAAAAAATCCAGGACACAGTATCAATAAGAATAAAAGAGATCCTGGGTGAGCATGAGAAAGCTGAATGCCAGGGATATATGATCAATCATTCTACTTATGAAAGAGCTAAAACTAAAACAATTAAAGTTGAAGGTGCAGCTCCTACAATAACTAGAAGGTTTACCATAAAGGATATGAATGGATGATGATCCAAGAAAATACTTTCAGATTAATGCCTATCTATTGGCAAGAAAAGAAAGTGCCAGGAAAGTTAGAAACAAGATCTATGAAAAGACCGGTCTTGAACTTGAGGTTCCTTTTGTTGAGGAGCTTATTGAGTATGTGGCTATGGCAGCCATTGAAGGTCTTAAAATGCAAAATCAAATATTCACAATTCATGTGGACAAAGGAGTAATAAATGAACCAGAAGAACCAGAAGGAAATGACGATGACGAAACCCAACACTAAAAGTATAGTTGAGGCTTTAAGTAAGTTTCAACAAGAGGCTAATGTAGCAGTTAAAGAAAGTAAAAATCCTTTTTTTAAATCTACTTATGCTGCATTAGAAGATGTAATTGCAGCTGCTAATCAAGGGGCCAAGTTTGGATTAGCATTCACACAAACTATAGATTTTGAAAAACAAATCATTGAAGGTGTAATTGATACTACTATGTATGTAACAACAAGTTTAATGCATAGTGATAGTGATGCTGTAATTAAATCTAGATACTTAATCATTCCTAAAAAATCTGATTTTACTGATGCACATGCTTTAGGATCTGCGATTACTTATGCCAAGAGATATTCTTTACAAGCTATCTATGGATTACCTAGTGATGACGATGATGGTAATGCAGCTGTATCTTCTGAACCTACACCAGCAGATAATAAATGGATTAAGTATTCTAAAGAACAAAGAGATAAAATGAATGCTATTTCTAAAGATGCAAAGCTAACACCACAACAAAGACTAGCTAAAATAGAAGATCAAGAAAATGCTCAAAAAAATAATTGGGAAAATTGTAAAGAAGAATTACCTACAGCTGGTGATCAAATCTTTATTCGTTGCTCATATTTAAAATCAGCACTTAATAAAATAATTAAAGATAAAAAGGAGGTGAATGATGGCGACAGTAATGCTAACTAAAAAACAATTAAAGGTTTTAGATTACATTAAAGTCTATTACAAAAAAGATAGAGTACCTCCTACAGTAAGAGAGATAGCTAAACACATGGGATGTGTACATTCAAATGTGCATCGCATGTTAAGGTTATTAGAAAGAGATAATCATATTAAAGTACATCCAGCTAAACCAAGAGGTATAGAAATATTATGATGAAGTTATACAAAAGCAGATTTAGAAAAGAATTTATTAAGGGATTGATAGAGGCTTTTGATGGCACAGAAGATGTTATTTGTATAACAATTCCTGGTACTCAAGATGGTATAGAACCTTATCAAAAGTTTTATACAGCTAGTAGTCCAGAGTTACAAAAGCTAGAACACAATCCTATGTTCCCAAGTGATGTAGAGATTAGACCATTTGAAGAGCTGTGGTTTGAAACTCATAGAGATAAGATAGAACACTTGTTTATTAAAAATCCAACAGAGAATAGTGATGGTAACTAAAACTTATAAGAAAGAGAAAGATCATGGAACAGATATTTCTTTTGAGAATGAGGTAAAAAAAATGAATGAAGGATTAAAAAAACATAAGGATCTAGATTTTTCTGGATTAGAAAAAGAGATAGATAGATTGTCAGAAGAAAGAGATAATCTACTTGTAATTAATAAGGGCCACAAAGATTTGAATGGTGAATTACAAACTAAACTATCTAAAAAAGAACAAGAGGTTGTAGCCTTGTATGAAAATGTAAAAATAAAAGACAAGATTATAACAAAACTAAAGGATAGAATTCAAGAGATAATTACGCAGCTCGTACATCTTTGTAAGACAGAATGAAACTTGCTATTCTAGTTTTATATCTAGGTGTAGGATCTGAATTATATATGATGCATCCTGTCCAGGTTACAGAAGAGCAATGCCAGGATCCACATGAGCATAATCTTTTCCAACATAGAACCATTCTAAACAAGAATGGAGTAGAGCTAGATAGATTTTTTTACCATGGTTATGTAGTGTTTGGTAGCTATTGTGCTGGTTTATTAGGTGCAATAGAGAACAAATAATACACTTACCCTTTAAATTGAATATAAAGCCTATACAGAAGGTTTAGTTTCTATACACCCAATCATACTAGCTACCCTCTTAATGTTAATCTGTGGGCCTCTCTGATGGCTTTCTGGCTGCGTTTATTAAAGACTTCTATGGGATAACAGTTTCTATCACCAAATCCGAACTCATTGTCTTTTACCTGGTAAGATGCAAAGGTTCTTACAAACTCTCTACCATCCTCCTCAAAGATGTCATAAATATAACCCTCTGTTATTATCTCTGCACACTTCATATTATCAAACTCATTCTCACTACTAATTGTGCTATCACCAAGAATATCAAACCAGGTTAATTTCTTAAAAAAATATTTTGTGTTATTGATCGTTACTGATTTCATCTTCTTTTGGTTTCTTTAATTGTTCTATCTCTTGATTAGCTGCATCTAAATCTTCTGTAACATTCTCTAATTTTTGTGTTGATCTTTTCAATGCACTTTCTTTTTCTTTAACACTTGATTGTAGCTCTGCCTTCTCATCCTTGAGTACCCTTACCTGGTCTTTTAATTCTTGTACTACTTCTTTCCAATCTGCTTTAGCTGTCATCTTCCTTGTCCTTTGTATCTAGATTTTTTAGCTTGTAATTTTTTATGTTTGTTTAAACTTTTTGTATGAACACCCTTTCTTTTTTTTGGTTTTTCTCTTGGTACAAAATGAGTAAACTTTTGTTTAGCCATTAGACTATAGTACCATCCCACCGATTATCTTTATCTAATCTCATAATATAAAGTTTAGGTTGTCCATCAATGACAGCTCCTGTTCCAATAACAAATCTCATTTTAAAATTACGAGCATACTCAAAAGCTAATGAAGATTGTTTTGTTAAGCAGCCACATTGCATTGACCATATTAATGAAGAAGGATTTGAGAAGTATTGTATATTCATCTTACTGTGAAAATGGCCCTGGATTGTATGAAGGCCATATTGCATAGCAAGTTTTAATCCATCAGCTGACATCCCATGTGTAGCAAATGCTTTAGATCCATCTGATAATGGTATTGTAATATCATCTACCCATTTCCATCCTGGGCCTACATCTAAAAACTGATTATAATTTTTTAAGTAAGCTCTTGGCATTCCATGTTTCAATGCTCTTCTATATATTAATGATGAATGATTAGAATGTAGTAGTGTCATTTCTGGAAAAATTTTTTCTAATTTATGTAGTTTCTTTTTAGCAGCTATCAGCTCATCACCAGCTGACATAAGATCTGGATCACTATCATGCATTGATAGAGCATGAGCATCAGCCTCATCACCCAGGTTCAAAACAAAATCTGGTTTAATCTTTTTCTTTAATGCTTTTAAAAAATCAAATGCATCTGGATGTTCCCAGGGGCAATGAAGATCTGATATGGTTAATACTCTTGAATAACCTTTAGCCGATGAACTCATCTTGATACCATTCCTTTACATTAAATCCTGGACAATGTGGTTTCTTTGGTTCCACATCTGAATGTCCAATGACTTCTATTTCTGGGTGCATATCTTTTATTGTTTGTATTACATTATGAAGTGTGTACATCTGATCTTCTGTAAAGTTATCGCCTCTTCCCACTAGGCACACACCTATACTTTTACTATTAACTGCAAGGGCATGACTACCCTGTAGCCTTTGATCTCTTCCAGGTTCTAACTGTCCAGATCTTTTTATTATCCAATGATAACCTACATCATCCCAGCCTCTTTCATCTACATGCCATCTTCTAATATCAGCAGCTCCTACATCCATATCAGCTGGAGTATCAGCACAATGTA